ATATAAATATTCGAGATTTTCTCCTAGATCTATTGCTTCATCTATCTCCTTTAGAGTTAACTTCTTATACTTATAATCTCTATCATTACTTAATCTTCTATTTTTACATCTCTGATTCTTTTCATTTTCTTCTATTGCCTTCATTTTTTCCTCCTTTTGTTAAATTATTTCTTACTTCATCTATTTTTTCTATTTAATCCTAATTTTTATTTTAGCGGTGGGGGTAGGAATCGAACCTACATACTGAGATAATTTTCTCAGCTAACCATTGTCCTTTATTCAAAAAGAGAGTTAGTATCTTGACCAGAGATACTTTCTCTTAATGAAATAGTTAGATATAGAGTTGTGGTCTCCGCAAGAATTTTTCTTTGGCCTTCAGAAATCTTGCGGTTTCTATTCTAACTTTACGGACCCCCACCAAATTTTCAAATAATTTAATTTCTTTTTAATATCTTTAATATATTATACACTACTTTTTATAAAATATTAACTATTAACATATATAATATAAAATATTTATTTAACATTAATAACCATTATCCTCTTCTAAATGCTCACCATTTAAAACTTTATTAATCCTTTCTATATCATTATTACAAATTGCGTTTGTAAGATTTTCTCTATGTTTAGCAAAATAGGGTTGCATTGATAAAGTGTTTTTTAAGACTTCTTCACTATAATAATAATTCTTTGTAGGAAATACAATTCTATTAAATCCAGGATAATTAGTATTTTGAAGATATACTAACATTACGTCATCTTCATGATTTGGAGTTTTCTTAAAATCTAGCATAAAATACTTTTTCTTCCCAAAATATACCTGACCGGCAAAATCTGTGCTTATATTTTCTTCAATATCACAACTTCTTATTGCATCATGTTCATAATAGCTTTTATTAATAAACTTTACGCCAAATATAGTAAGTAGAAAATCTTTATAACTATTATTAACTTTATTATATGAGGATATTAAATCCTCAATAAAACCTTCTTTTGGAATTACATCATCATCTGTTATAAGTACTAAATCATTAATAATAAAAGAAACAGATTTAAACTTTGCAAGAGAACCAAAATTATATTTACAACTAACCATTTTAAGTTTTTTAGATTGTTCACTATTACCATTATATTTATATTCTCCTCCATTATCCCATAATATAATATCATCAGAATATTTAGAATAATAATCAATTATTTTATATAATTCCTTATATCTTGTCCAAGTACATATAATTACGCTAAATCTATCCATTTCTTATTTCCATTGCTAAACAACATATTGTTATTCCTCTTGTTTTACCATCTTTATGATCTAAAGATAATTCTGGAATATCTTTATACAATATTTCTATATACTCTGTCTTGTCTTTATTTAATGTATAATACCTTTCATCAATTATTTTCATATCCCTTTTTAATAGATTAATCATTTCCCTATCATATACTATAATCCATCCGCCATTTGCAAATTGTCCACAAGGAATAGTTATTATCATTCTACCGTTATTATCAATAAATTGCTTACAATGGTTAAATATACTTATTTGACTATTAATTATTGCTTCTTTAGATAAACCTATTAATTGTTCTTTTCCATATTCATTTACTCCCATATGTTCAAGAGTAGATAGTAAGATTACATTATCAAACTTACCTATATCTCTACTATTCAACTTTCTAATATCTGAAATAAGATATTTTTCTTTTATATTATCGCTTACCTCTATATCCCTTAAATCTACCCTTAAAATATATTTATCTTCCGGTATACACCTAAATAAATCAGAAATATATTCGGCATCTGCACTTCCTATATCTAATATAGATCCCTTTTTAAGGTTCTTTAATAAAAAAGGAATCTCAACGCTTCTATCATTTATCCAATCCATCTATTCTCCTTATTTATTCCTTTTTCTACTTCAAATTATTATAAAATATTTTGAGTTCTTCTAATTCTTTATCATAATCCACTACTTCTTTAAATCGATTATACGCATTATTACACATTCTAATTAAATTCTCTGGTCTTGCACTTTCTCTTATTATTTTTATACTCTCCTCCATACTATGCTTATCTAAATCAATGCAGTTTTCACCATCAATAAAAAGTAATTCGCCGAATTGTCCTTTATAATAACTAGATTTAACTATCATTGGACGACCACAAGCATAACAATCATGTAATACATGCCCAAATCCATCTCCTAATGCTTTAAGATGCCATACAAAAGAAGTATTCTTTATTTGGTAAGATAATTCTCCTAAAGCACCTAATTCACTACCCGCTCCATACATATCAAACTTAAATTCCTTTAATACTTCTTTATATTTAAACCATGTATCATAATCATTAGGAGATATAGTTTTATAATTATTTAATAAACTTATAATTCTATTAAATACTTTTGGTTCTTCATAAGTAAATCTATCCAAATCGATGAATTGATGACATAAAATCTTATGTATATCCTTATTTTCCTTAAGTTTAGTATTCCAAACTCTTAAACTATTACATTCCACGTTTTTACAAATACTTAAATCTATAGTTTCATCGAAATTACCAATTTGTCTTACTAGTTTTGCTTTTGGTTTATATTTTTTTATTAATTCATAAAACGGCTTTTCATGATAATAAGTTGTAGCAATAATAATATCAATATCCATATCTAAAAATTCTTTAAATGTTAATAATTTAGGTTCTTTACAAAAAAGAGTTGGCTTATTATACATATTTAATGTCTCTACTGCAAAAGTATAATAATAATAACCTTTATCATGCCATTCCATCCCAATCGGCCTATATAATTTATGACCTAACTTATCTTCAAATAATCTTTCCATGCATTCCCATTTATCAAAATGATTAAAATCTGATAGTATATTCATTTTATTCTCCATCTTTTTAATTTAATTTCAAAATATTCTTTTTCATTTTCTAAGTCTCTTTTATATTCTCTCCATCTAATTTTTTTACGATATTTAAGATCTTCTTTCACGGAATTTGATATTGTCTCTTCTTTCTCAAAAATAAGGTTTCCAAAAAACTTTATTCCCATAAAACTAAAATTTGGACTTATTTTTCCTATTCTATCCAAAAATAATACTATATCTTTTTTTTTAATAGGAACTTGCTCTACAATCAAACGAGAAACTACATCTAATTTAATATCTCCAAACATTCTATATTCACTGACTATCCAATTTCTTGTTTTCATTTTATCTTATATCCCCAAATCTCTCAATTATCAAATTCCATATCTTATCAACTGATTTACTCCAACTATATTCTTTTACTTTTTCATAAAATTTCTCTTTTTTATCTAAATTATCACTTTTAATAGATTCCCTTAATTTATCTACAGCATCATCAATATCTATATCCCACCAGTTCAATCCCTGAAAATATCTATCAAATGGAGGATTAGGACCTGCTTTAACTTTTTTAGAATTAATAAGAAAAGCATTATCATTAGTTAAATATTCGGCATAGGCAGAATGATTAGGTACAACTACAGTTTTCTTCATTGCTCCTGCTGCAAAACAATTCAAATCCCATCCTTCACCATGCGATACAGAAACATAATGAGTAGATGTAGCCATTAAACTAGCCATAATTTCATCTGGTACTGTTTGACTAAAAATAAAAGCATTGATTTTCTCTAAAGGGTATTTATAAGGAGCAAGACTATCCCCGATATTTGTTTTTAATATTAAACATATATCGTCTCTTCCCTCAAATGCTTTAATAAAAACATCAAGCAACCCACTAAAATTTTTTCTATTAATATACTGTGCAATTGCAATAAATCTTATAGGATATTTTTCTATTATAGAAATATTATTAAATGTTAAATCTAATGGCTTAACTTCAGGATTAAATATTTCAGTATCTACTGCTTCTCCAACTACTTCTACTTTAGTTGGATCTACTCCAGAATCTATCCATCCTCTTTTATTAAATTCTGTAGACACTATTGTTAAAGGAATAATATTTGCGATATTTGCCCAATTTTTACATATTCCATCACATTCAAAAACAGTAATATTAACTGCTCTTGAAAATGAATCTATATCTATAGCGTCGGGAGTTGTCTTAAATAGTTTTATAGGATTATCCATTTGTTTTTGTGGACTATGCATAACAAAATCTCTTACCATAGGATCACAAAATTTAAATATATGAGTATTTCTTGCGGAAAATTTTATAGGTAGTTTCTTCTTCAAAAACTCTTTAATTATATTTTCTGCACCTACACCATATCCAGAACCTCCAATTACATTGGAATAAAATTCTACTTCTAATTTAGGTTTTTCTACCATTTATATAGTCTCCTCTTATTCTAACAAAAGGTCATAAGCTTCAACTGGCTGTTCTTTGTTTTCCTGCTCTAGTTCCTTCTTGCCTATCAAAAAATTTATTTCGGCGGGCTGAAGTTTATACCAAATTTTGCCAACTAAAATATAAAACCTACTAATTGTATTCTTACAGAACGAAGACATATAAACCTCATCTTTCAGGGGAGCTTCCAAGATGTTTTTGTAACTTCCAATTACCATTGGTTCTTCAGGCAGGTTCTTATACCCATCATTTGTCCAAGCCCAACCAAATTTTGTTTCTTCTAATTTTTCTGCAGGGATGACTGCCTTTTTGCGAATACAATAAACTACTTCATTATCCAGTCCACAAATATTACAGAAGTTAAATGTATTTGATAAGCTTGCTCCACACCTTTTACAATAAGGAGGAATTTGCTCTAACCACTCAAATATCCAAGGGTAGAGTTTATTTTCCATTTTCCTGTCCTCCTGTTGATATATCTAAAGGATTTTCTTGTCTAGATACTTGTATTACTTTAACTTCAAAATTTACTTCTTTTATTTTACCTTTCCAATACTTCATCCTTTGTAGGAGTAATTTATTTTCTCTTAAAGCTTCTTCTGCCTTAAATATATGGTCTTTAAAGCATTTATAAGGGATATTTGGAACTTTACACTTTAATACTTCACTTAAAAGATATAAATAAACGGGGTAGAATATTCGTTTGATTTTATTAGAAGTATTAATCGATTTATCAATAAGTATTACTTTTTCTCCCTTATACCACCTATAAAACCATTCATCAGGCACGCTCCATAAAAGCCTTTCCCAATGCATTTGTTCTACATCGGTAGACCGTATATACACAAATCTATCACCATCAAGATTTTGCGTTAAATTAGAATATACTATTTCTTTCATTTTTTATCACTTCCTTTTTATTTATTTTACTTTCTAATATATTATACTAAAAATTATTACTTTTATAAACCTAATATAATAATTAAATTAACTTTTTAATATCATCCTTCTTTTAATAATTGTTTTATTTTATTCTTTTGTTTTTCATTTAATTTTTGAAACTTTTGTAAATAACGTAGAAATTGTTTTTTTTCTATTGCTTTATCTATTTGTTCTGGGGATAATTTGTGATACATATATAAATAATTAAGTTCTTTTCCTTTATCTATTGCATGATCTATATTTTCTGAAGTTAATTTTTGATAGAAATATAAATCTCCAAGATTTTTTCCATTAGATATTACTTTATTTATTTGCTTAGAAGTTAATTTTTGATTTTCATATAAAAACCCAAGTTCTTTTCCTATTTTTATTGCTCTATTTATTTGTTCTGGAGATAATTGATTTTCTTGACCAAAATATAAATATTCAAGATATTCTCCTTTATCTAGTGCCTTATCTATATTTTCTGGTGAAAGTTTTTGGAAAAGATATATAAGTAATATATATTTATCTTCACTTATAAAATAATCAATTTGTTTTGAAGATAATTTTTGATATATACATAATTCTGAAAAACAGTTTTCAGACCTAATGCATTTATCTATTTCCTCCTCTGTCATTTTCTCTGTTAAAATTCTATTTTTATCCCATTTTTCTTCTTTTGGTTTATCTTCTATAATTTCATCAAACTTTTTTTTAGTATAAATAGATTTATTTTCTTTTTCATCTATTACTAAATAATCTCCTGGTTTTCCATAAATAATTCCTTTATTTGTTAAAATTTTAAATCCTTCTGGAAAATTCAATTGTATTGCATAAACTTTTTCTCGTTTTCTATATTGTTTAATTCCTGCAAAATTATCCTTTGTAATTTCATCTGCATCAAATCTTTCCATTTTGATCTCCTTTTTATTTTATTAACATTTTAATTTCTTCAATAAATAATATGATATTTATTATCGTATAGACTAAAGCAGATAAAAGTATTAAATCAATTATAAATCCATTAATTCTTTTTAATCCTTTCATTTTTACCTCGCTTGTTTTCATAAAATATACTAATTGCTGTTAAAATAGATTTAATATACTTTACTAAAATTCCTTCATTGTTAGTTTTACCTTCTTTATAATAGCTTATTTTTCTTAGTAAAGCATATTCTTTTTTATTTTCTTTACAGAAGTTTATAATCTGAAAAACTTCTATTATTAAACTGCCATATTTGCTACTATATAATATTACTACAATATCATCTTTTTTAACTGGAATTAAAAATATATAATTTTTACTTTTTGTATTCGTAATATAAAATGGGTAAATATACCTGCCAGCATTATCACAAATAACAGTAACTCTTTTACCACAGGTTTCCCATATCGCTGGTTTACCATCATTTAATCTTTCTAGTCTAATCTTTTTCATTTGTTATTGCCTTTATTATCCTGTCAGTTCTTCTCTTACATTGGTAATTAAACTAACTACTCTTAATATATTATACTAAAAAATATCACTTTCTTAAACATAAGAATTTTTGTAATTGTTCTTTAGAAACGATATCTCCGGGATCTAATCCATCTGATAACATAATTCTTGTAACCTCAAAATATGAATTCATTTGTTCTAATAGACATTTAGATGATTTTCTTCCTGTAGCATCCCCATCTAACATTAGACAAATTTTTTTTATGCCCTTTTTTAACAAAAGTCTTATTTGTGAAGGATGTAAACTACATCCAAAAATAGAAACAACGTTCTTTAATCCTAATGACCATAACTTCATTACATCAAAAGGACCTTCTACTATATATGCCTCATCATTAAAAAGAGAATCTATATTAAATAAAATAGAGGATTTTAAAGTTCCTTTAGGTATAATATATTTTAATAATGCATTATTAAAAATAGATCTTGCAATAAAAGTAATTACTTTATTTTCCATAATAATAGGAATTATTATTCTCTCATTATAAAAACCTGAATTACAATAACCTAATTGAAAAAATTTTATCGTTTCTTCTGTTAAACCTTTTTGAATTGTTAAAAAATCATATGCTTCCTTAGGTAAATTTGTATTATATTCTTCAGGTAAGTTGATTATCTCATTTTGTTTAATATTTGCAGAAGATAAAAGGTTATTTAATTCTTTTTCTATTTTATCTATAGGGTTTATCATCTTATTAATAGACTTTCCTTCTATTATTTGCCAAGAATCTTTAAGAGAAGTTCCATATATTAAAGAAATTAATTGAGGTAATGTTCCTTTTCTTTTACAAGCATAACAATACCATATCCCCTCACTTTTATGTATATTAAAAGAAGGTCTACTATCTATACCATCAGAATGAGAGGATTGAAAAGGACAAGAAGCTATAAAATTAACATCTGTTTCTCTTACATTATCTAATTTTAGGATGTTCTCTACAAAATCTTTAGTAATTTCCATTTATTCTATTTCTTGTTTTTATTTGTTTTCTCTTTTACTATCTCAAATCCTAACTCGTCTTGTTCTACTGGCTTACCGGAAATAACTTCCTTTAAACACTCAGCCGTATCTTTACTCATTATAAGAGTCGCTTCATTCTCCTTCTGGTTAAAATATACATAAGGTACTTGCTGAAGAGTAAAATCATTTGTTATTTCATATAAGCCACCCTTTTTTACAAAAGACCATTGAGAACAATCTTTTCTTCCTCTATATTGTTTTAGAGTTTTCTTTAATTCATCAAGTCCTTCTTGACTTAATCTAATTCTTATAGTAAAAGTTAATAGATCATATATACCAAACTCTATACTTAAGTTGTCTATTTTTTGAGACGACATGGTTAGCCTTTTAGTAATTTCATGTACAGAAAAAATTTTTTCCATTTTATTTCATCTCCTTTCATTTTTAATATATTATACCTTTCTATTTTCAAAATGTTAACTTCGTCTCTATAAAAACAATTTACTTAGTAGTATTCTCTTTAATTCTTTCTTCTGCTATCTTAAAATATTTTTCATCTTTCTCTATACCAATAAAGTTTCTCTTTAATTTTATACAAGCTACAACAGTAGTTCCACTTCCAATAAATGGGTCCAATATTAAATCTCCTTCATTAGATGATAGTAATATTAATCTCTCCATTAACATTAAAGGCTTTTGAGCAGGATGTACTTGCTTATCGGTTTTTGAATTATACTGTGGAGAAGTATATACCCAAACATTGCCTAGTCCTGTCCATCTAACTCTTTTACCTTGTTCATTTATAAACCACCCTCTAGGTTTACCATCCTTTACATAGGGGCATACTACTTCTCTTAATACTTTTAAGTTATTCCAAACATATTGATTAGATTTAGTTATATGGAAAATATCTTCTCGTTGACTTTTTAAATGTTTGGAACTACACCTACCTTTTTGTCTTGCCCATACTACCCAATTCTCTAAATATACGTAACCATACTTACGTAATAAAGGAATAAATTCTAAAATACGTTGGTAACCCATAAAACTCCACATCGTACCGTTATTCTTTAGTACTCGAAAACATTCTCTTACCCATTGTTCTGTAAAATTATTAAATTCTATATTATCCCATTCTCCATAACTAATTCCATAAGGCGGATCCGTTACAACTAGATCTATACTATTATTCGGAATATCTTTCATAATTTCTAAACAATCTCCTTTAATAATTTTATTTATAGGTAAATTATTCATTTTTTATTTTCCATAATATTATACTTTTATTAAAATAATCTTTGTAATTTTTGTTCATTTTTAATTCTTTCTTCTGCTATTTTATAATACTCTTCTGATAGTTCAATTCCTATAAAATTTCTTTTTAATCTTATACAAGCTACAGCAGTAGTTCCACTACCTAAAAATGGATCTAATACAACATCTCCTTCTCTTGAATGAATTTTTAAAAGTTGTTCTATTAAAATAAGGGGTTTTTGTGTAGGATGTTTAGTTCTTTCATTACCACCACATAAAGGATATTTAAATATATTTCTCATTTCTTTTTGTGTTAAGAAATTAAAATGTTGTTCTTTCTTTGAGGGTTTATTTTTATATGCCCATAAAATTAGTTGAGTTGCTTGTCTATATCCACATTTACGAAACTGTGGTATTGGATTAGTTATTTCCCAGATTATAAGTTGTTTGAAATGTCCATTTTTTTGAAACCATTCTCTATATTTACCAAATAATTGTTCAGATGAAAAAATCAACCATTGCCCAAAAGGTTTTAGTATGCGCTTTGTTTCTATTAAGAATGGTTCTATATCAAAGTTATAATCCCAAGAGTTTCCTGTAATACAAAATATACCATTTTTGTAAGAAATCCAAGTTTTATTTTTAACAGATGGACACCAAACCTTACCAGTATAATTTTCTTGACCATCAAAAAATAAACTAATAGATTTCTTTTTATTAGAAAAAATATTCATAATTATCTTTTCTTTATTAAACCCACTTATACCATAACGTATAGAAGTTAATAACCCACTTTCAAGACAAATAATTTGCATTTCCTTTGCAAAATTTTCATATTTTTTTGAAAAATAAATATAATATCCTGATGATAATTTACTTCTGTCTCCTTTTATATATGCATCTATAAATAATCTTTTTTGTCTAATAGAAGCTTTTTTTAACCACTGTGGAATAAAATATTTTTTAAAATTTAAATTATCTAATAATTTATAGTTTTCTGATCTGATATAAAACCCGTTTTTATTTTCAATATAACTTATATTTAAATGGTTTAGAATATTTTTTATTTCTTTTCTATGTCTTTTATTTCTAAAATTCTGACAGATTTGTATTTTTCGAGAATAATATTTATTGTTTGTTAAAAATTCTGATATGTTTCCTTCACTTAAAAACCATCCTAATAGTTTAAAGTAATTATCATCAATATTAATATCTGGCAAGTTTAAACCCTTAGGAATAGGTATTTCAAAAAGTTTGCTTTTTATATTACTAATTTTTCTCAATATAGATTTTTTATTATTATAATCATATCTAACTATATTATGATTCGGTGTATAAAGCCAAACCTTATTATGTCTTTTGACCCTGATTAATTTATCATTATAATTAAAAACATTTAATTTTAATAAAGGTTGATACTCAAGTTCATTATTTGTTAAATTAAAAGTTGCAATCATTTCTCCTACTTTAAGTTCATTGTATTTTTTTATACCATTAGCAGTTAAAATTAATGTATCCTCATCAACACAACCAAAATCAAAATTTATATCCCCTCTTTTACCATTTCTATAATCTCTAAAGATCTTATTTTTTTGACTAATATTGTAGGGAGGATCTGTTAAAACAAGGTCTATACTTTCATCTGGAATTTCCTTCATTACCTCTAAACAATCTCCTAAAATTATTTTATTTAACATTTTTATCCTTATATTATATATTTTATTATAATAGTTAACTTTATTTACACATCTATTAAAGCATTATCTATTCTTGGTATTCTATCCATTAAATAATGATGTATAGTAATCCTATTATAATTATCAATCATAATAATTATTCCTCCAATATCTGGCTGTTTTCTTCCATAAAGTTTTGTAGTTAAAGCATTACCAGAAAAAGTAGTCCAACATGGGGTAGATACTAAATGTTGAGTTGCTAAATGAATATGTTCAAAAATATGTATATGACCTCTTATTAAAATATCTATTTTTCCTATTTTACCAGCAGCTTCTGCAGTTTTTAAGAAAAATCCTTCTTTATCTAATACAGTAGATACATATACTTGAGGATAACCAGAAGAATGAGCAATATTTATTGTTCTATTAGTATTTTTTAATTTTATATCAGCAATATATCCACAAAACATACCACCCAATCTTTCTGCTATTGTTTTATGTATTTTAAAATCCAAAGATTCATGATATCCGCTTCCACTTACAATTAAAAATTTTCTTCCTTTTAAATAAGGTTGCATTAATTGTACAAAACAATCAACTTGGTCTTGTAAAGTAGGCAAAATAAGTCCCTCACCTGCTTCTTTTTTATTTAATCCATGTAATGCATCTCCTAAATGTATTATTGTATCAACATGAAGTCTATTACATACATTAGTAAAAAAATATTTCCAATATTTAGCTATTTCTAATTGACCTTCATTCTGTCTAACAATATTACCTTCCTTAGTTATATATTTTTCTGGGAAAAGAGCACATCTACTACCTATATGTGTATCACTAATAATTGCAAGAGATCTTTTAATATTTATCATTAATTTGCTCATTCTATCTCCTCATTAAAGTTCAATACGTTTCATTACTTACCTTATTACGCTATAATTGGATATAATTATATAATTGTATTTCCTTTATTATCTATAACATCAATACTACGTTGTACATTTGTTTTTAAATTACAATGATATTTCGTAAATTTCTATAAAATCATTTTATCATATTTAATAATCGTTTTTATCTCCTTTTTAGGTTATATATCTGTTATTTCATCTGCCCAATTCTTTAATATTTTAACTTTTACTTCTAAAGGCACATTAATACCAGGAAATTTCTTATGGATTGCTTCTTCTATCATTATTTCTTTTACTTTTTTAGCTTCTTCTTTAGGACATTCACAAGTTATTGAATCATGTATAATAAATATAGGCCTTGCTTGATAACCTTCTTCTATAAACCGATTCCATAATCTAATTAATACACTACTAGTTAAATCAGAAGCAGTAGATTGAATAGGAAAATTTACTGCTTGTCTTTCTGCTTTAGACGCAATTCCTTTATCAATACTATCTATAGAAAATAATCTATGTGTTCTACCAAATAAACTTTTAACTTTTTTTTCTTGTTTTATTATCTTACATTGCTTATCTATCCACTGTTTCATCTTCTTATGTTTTTTAAAAAAACTATCTATAAATTTATATGCTTCTGATATTGATATATCTAATGCTTCTGCTAAAGAACGTGGGCCTCTTCCATATATTAAGCCAAATACAATAGTTTTCGCAATTGATCTCTCCTTATCAGTAACTTGATCTAGTGGTTTTTTAAATACTTCAGAAGCAACTACTTTATGTATATCTTTACCTTCTGATAATTCTTTAATTATATCATAATCTTTAACATAATTTAACATTATTCTATACTCCAATTGACTATAATCCATACTTACCATTACCCAACCTGGTAAAGATATAAATATTCTTTTAACCGCTAATCCAAACTCATCATCTCCTCTTGGAATGTTTTGTAAATTAGGATCTCTTGAAGATAACCTCCCTGTACGAGTACCATGAACTAAATAATTAGTATGAACTTTATTTGTTACTTTATTTATTTTTTCTTTTAATCCAATAACATATGTACTAAGCATTTTAGATATTTTTCTATATTTTAATATTAATTTAGGTACTTCAGAATATTTAGATAATTCTTGTAGAGTACTATCATTCGTGGATGGATTATTTTTAGTAGTACAATTTATCATAGGTAATTTTAAATCATTAAAAAGCAATGTAATAAGTTGTTTTGTTGAATTTATATTTAATTTTTTACCTACTAACTTAAATATTTCATCCTCAATTTCTTTAAGTTGTTGATTCCATTCTTGTTCTAGTTTATTTAAATAAGAAATATCAACACATATTCCCCTATATTCCATTTTAGATAGAATTATTCTTAATGGCATTACTAAATTAAAAAATAAGTTATTTAACCCTTCTTTTTCTAATTCATCCTTAAATTCTAAATATAACCTAAAAGTAACATCGGCATCTATACAATTATACTTCATTAGTTTTTCATTGCTTAATTCATATATTTTGTTCCTATTTATCCCTGTTTCATAACCAGCTATATCAGGATATCTAACAGATAATACTTTTAATCCATGTTGGGAATTTTCATCTAATAAATGATGAGCTAGCAGAGTATCAAAATAAACCTGTAAATCAATATTAAGTTGACCTTTCATAAATAAAGCTTCATAAGGTTCATTATGCACTATTATTTTTACATTTGGATCTTCTAATAACTCCTTTAATAATGGTATAACTTCATTATTCCATACGTCTTCTGTAAAACAATTAAAATGACTATATGGAGTTGGTATAAAATATGAAGTGTAAGGTTTGTGAGAAAAAGCAAAACTTATTATTTTATCAGTAAAATAATCTAATCCTTCTGCTTCAATATCCATACTAACATATATAGATTCTTTTAATTCTTTAAAAGCATTTCTTATTTTATCTATTGAATCTAATAAAATATAATTATAATTTATTTTAACTGTTTCTCCCGATAAAAACATTTTTATTTTCCTTATATCCTTTTCAAAATCTTTGTATTTTAGGGGATCTCTCAATATTGCAGCTGGATGATATGTTGGTAATATATTACAATCAAATTCTTCTGATTTTCTTATAACTCCCCTATATTCGGATATACCTCCTATCCTACCTGAAGGAAATAAAGCAAAGTATGCTACATTACCTAAAGTCACAACTAATTTAGGTTTTATTCTCGTTATACATCTTACTAATCTTGACCTACAACATAAAATTTCTTCTTTATTAGGTGTTCTATTACCAGGTGGCCTACATAAAACAGCATTAGTTATATAGCACTTGTTTCTATCAATACCTATTTTATTAAGAACATCAGTAAGAAGTTTACCAGATCTTCCTACAAAAGGAATACCTTGCATTTCTTCTTCTTCTCCAGGCCCTTCCCCGATAAACATTATTTCTGCATCTTGTGGACCAGTACCAAGTACTTTAGTTTTACCAAAAAAAGTACAATTCGAACATTTAAATTCAATATTATCTTTTTTCATAGTTCATTATTATTGTTAGATAAAAATTCTTGTGATTCTATATTTATTAAACTTCTACTTAAATCAGGAGTTAATTGAATCAGTTTATTCATCATACCATCTCTATATTTAACTAATTGTAAACTTACTCTATTTGTTTCTTTATCAGTATCTGTACGTAATAAACCTATTACTTCATCAGCAACATGAACTTTTCTTTTTGACCATCCTACATCTTGTGTTGCTAATCGGTCTTTTTCATAAGATACAGTTGCTAATTGCGTCGTAAACCAAATAGGTATATTATATTCTCCTGCAATTCCTTTTAATCCTCTTGCATTTTCTGCCTGCCCCTGTTCTTCACTTAATCTTTTATTAAAAGACATCATATCCAAATCATCAACAATTAATAAATCAATTTTTTCACCTTTACTTATTCTTATATGTTCTATTTCACTTCTTATTACTTCTAAAGTACAACCTACAGGAATATGACTTACATAAAATCTTGCCCCCATTTTATATAATTCATCTAAATCAGTTTTAAATCTTAATTCCCATCTATCCTGTTCGGAAGGTAGTATTTCCCCATACTTAAATTTTCTATATTCTATTCCAGATATTGAAGAATCAAATCTCATACATACTTGTAATTTAGGCATTTCTTCTGTTATATATAAAACCTTTAATCCATTAAAATAAGATGTTCTTGCAAAATAAAGTGCTAAAAAACTTTTACCAATCCCCGTTCTACCCATAATTAAACCTAATTCACCCTTCCATAATCCTCTTGTTATTCTATCCAGAGGTTCAATTCCTGTTAATAATCCAACTTGTAATTTAGGATTAGTTATTTTAGATTCAAGAAGTGCTTTGCGTTCTGGAAAATTTTCAACAATTTCTGCCCTATCAATCTTTATTTTGCCTGGCTTTAATAAAGATATTACTTCAGATATAAGTATATCTTCAGCTTTTTCAAAATTACCTTGCTTATATAAATCTATAGATTTTGATATTGAAGAGGTTATTTGTCTAAATCTATACCCTCTTTCAACTTGATTTATTAAATATTGTATTTGACTTTTATTTGTATCTTCTATAGTTAATAAATAAGTATATAAGGTTTTATAATGTTCAATATCTTTTTCACTACCACCTTCCATTAATGCTTTTTCTGCTACCATTTCCTCAGTTAATACAGTACCAAAATTAGTAAAATAATAGATTATTGTACGAAAAAACCAACTATAGTCTATATTTGAAAATATTTCTGGTTTTATAGAAATATAATATTCTGACAATATAGATAAATCTGTTAATAATAAATGTAATAACCGTTCTTCGTATTTTGTAAAACTAAAGTTTTCCACTATTTATAGTTCTCCATTTTTCAATAATCTAAAGTTTATATCACCTGTATTGGCAATATAACAAGACTGCTTTATTCTTGATACAATCCTTTCCCCTATTATAAAAGAAGAAAACCTAGTAATTAAATCTTTTAATAAATAGTCAGTAGTATAAAGTGTTGTTAAACAATTTCTATACCTATAATCAATAAAAGCTGAAAGAAACTCTTCAACCCATTCTGTAACTTTTTCAGTACCTAAATTATCTAAAACCAATAATTCAATATTTTTTATTTTATTTATTTCACTTATATTTTTATCTATTATTAACTCTTGTCTACCTATTGTTAATAAATCACTTATTGTTATAAATTTACATTTTATCCCTTTTGTATTCTTTAAAGAAATAAGTATTGCACAAGTAAGAAAGGTTTTTCCTGAACCCGGAACTCCATAAAAACATATACCTTTTTGTAATTTTCTGTTTTCTATTTGAAAGTCCTTTATATATTCATTAACTCTTTTTGCCAAAATTTTATTTTTGTATTTGTCTATTGATACATCTTTGAAATTTTCTGGTATACCTATATCATCTAAGTTATATTGACATCCACAAAGCTCTTCATGATAACCATCAATATACATAGAATCAGGAATTTTTATTATTCCAGTATTTTTACATCTTTGACATTCTAATAATGTATTATTCATGAATCTCCGTAAAATCATCTTTAAATTCAAAAAATAAATTCTTTCTACATGCACTCTGTACAAGTCTTCTATTAGCAATAAATTTTTCAAAAATATCATTAAAAGTAAAAAATTTGAGTGTTACAGGATTACTATTTCTTTTAACCCTTTCGGGAACAATTTCTTTAAATAAATAATCAATATAATCTGTATATGGTAATATTTCTAAGTTTTTTAATTTTTTTAATACTCGTTCTATTTGTTTTCTTTCACTTAATTGTAATCCACCTTGCTTGTATATTGTACCATATATCTCTTTATATTTTTCTCTAAAGTAAGTTATAAAATTATTTATATCAACTTCAGTTATACCATCGTTTTTAGGCTTTTCTTGAAAAATATAATAGATATATCTTCTATATCCAGAAGGTAATATTAAACAATATCCTACACTAAAAACATCTGGTTTTATTTCTCTTATTGCATAAGATTGTAATAAAGATTCAATACATCTTAAAACTTTATTTTTGTCAATATTAGTAATAGAGGATATATCATCAATAGTTATTGTAGAAATTATTTCCTTTGTTTCCTCATCAAGAATAGAATGACTTACAAGTAAAAAGTAAACTGCGGCTTTATCCCCAATCCTATTTAAGAAAAACCGATTTAATACTTTTTGTTTATTTAAATTAAAGTTTATCATTTATTTTTGAAATTTTCTTTTTTATTAAAAATTCTATTTTCATATTTTCTGTTTACTTTCTTTATTCAGTTTTTCTTCTTGGAGTATTCTTAAATTTTTTAATAAAAATGTTATGTTTTTTGGTCTTTAATTTACTTTCATCATAATCTGGTTTAACAAATACAAGTCTCCATCCTTTATCATAACACCATATCCCCTTTATCTTCCCCGTAGAAATAAGATGTTCTAAAGCTTGACACATAGTTTCTTGATAGCCAAATTTATTTAATAATGTTCCAAAAGTTTGTTTATGACGTAATATTAATTTCAAAAGATTTTTTTCAGAAAATGGTATATGTGAACCTACATTATTTTTCATTTTTTGTTTCAAATGAAGAAAGTTTAATATCTCCTAATTTTTTCTCTGTAGATTTTATTACAGAAATTTGACCATATAATTTCTTATCTGGAACTTCTGGAAATAGCTCTTTTAGTTGAACAAGTATTTCACTATTAGATTTGCCTTGTTTTAATAAATCTTTTATTATACG